CACACGCCCATATTGCCGCAGCGCGTACATTGCAGAACCTTTACATGATCGGGCAGGTTGTCCGTGATAATGCGCTCGATTTGCTCGGTAATCTTCTTGCATCTCCGGCACTCAAATTGCACGCTCACTTGCAGTACACGCAAAGCCACAGGACGGTTTCCCCGTGTTCCCGGTAGGCAATGCCAGTTCCTGGGTATTGGTACTTGTTGCAACCATCGCAGAGTATTTCCCCCGTTGGCTTGGCCGTAGTTGATCCATCATCGTGGATTGTCGTGGCAGTGCCGTTGGCAATGTAGGTGATTTCTCCCATTACTTTACCGCAGCTATCTTTGGAACCCACTTGCCTTCGGCTGAGAGTACAAACCAGTTCGTCTCGCATTGCTCACCTGAGTTCAAAGTCTTTGGGCAACTCATGCCATAATAGGAACGCCCATTCTTTTCGCCTTCTCGCACAACACGATCACCGTGCTTGCAGTGCCAGGCATCCAGGGCATCAGGCGTAACCGCTGGCGTGGCCCATGGATCGTATTGCTCCTGGTCAGTCTTCTTGATTGTTGTCACCGTGGCCTTTGGAGCTTCTTGGCGATTGCGTATTTCATCGGCACTAGCAATCTTCTTTGAAGCTAGGCCTACTGCAATGGCGCACCTACCCCAGGCACTGGTTTCAGCGTTCATCAGTTCGCTGCCCTTTGTGTAAGGCGTGCGACCCGGTACTTCCTCCCAAGCGCAAGCGATGGCTGGGCACGGATCAAAAGGGTCACGATAGAACGCTGCCGTGTAAGCAATATAGGTAACGCCGCTAATCTCTACGATTTTAAACGGCTCAGATGGGTTGGCTGGTCTAAATACACCTTCCGGGTAGATCTCTTTGGTCTTGCGCATGCGCTCAGCTACATCGACATAGTCATCCATGTTAAAACTCATAACATCATCCCTTCATCTACGGCACGCCAAATAATGCACTGGTTGCCATTGTTGTTTTTCCGTGTGAGGCCTGAGTCAATAATGAAACCCTGGCATTCTAAAGACTTGCGCAATGGTCTAACCGAGTTGCCTGGTATAGACAGGATTGCTTCGATTTCTTGATCCGTGGCCCCGCGTAATCCAGCCCGAATCAGCAGCTCGTAAATCTTTAGGCGTAGTGACCCAGTCTCTGGGTACTTGCGGATTGCCGCATCAATTGAGGTGCGCTTGGCTTTGCGTGCAATTATGACTGAGTTATCGCTGACTGTTGGCGGCTTCACGCTTGCCCACTGCCTTCCCTAAGTCAAACCCGGCTCTGTGGCCCTGATCTAGGCCTATCTCACGGCCTAGCAAGTAGCCTGCAATCATTGGCAAGCCTAAAACTATGACTGATCCCAGAAATATACCCGCATCAGATAAAGTCGAAAGAAAATCAATCACTTTGAATCCTCGCTTTCCATTCTCCAGAAGGTTTGAATCGTCTTGTCCATATCGAATCGGTAGTGACCGCCAAGGGGCTTATACGCCGTGATCTTCTTATCGCGTACCAAGCGGCGCAAAGTAGCTGGCGTTACTTCTAAGATTGCAGCCATTTCCGTGGTGCTTAGGTATTCAGGTTCCATCACGCTCACAACGCATTCCATGATCCGGGATAATCGGTGAGGATTACGACTTCGCCCGTGCCGATATCAAAGGCTGCTTCATGAGCTTCAGCAATTGATTTGAGAAATGCGGCAGCCAGAATGTAATCCGCGTAGGTATCAACCCAGTGGGCAAACGCCCAGGCGTAAGAGATCTTGGTGTTGTCCAGGATTGGCTCAAAGCGACCTGCTTTGCTTTCCCAATCTTTGCCCCACCGCATCGAGGTTGTAGTCAAATGCTCAAAGTCGTTCTGAGTAAGTTCCAGGGTGATTTTCATCGTTGGATACTCTTGACCGAGCAATCGTCACAAACCGCCCAGGTCAGTTGGCTAAGAGTGATTGGGCTGGTGAATGTAAAAACCTTTGAATAAGGCTCTAATCGGTTGCAGTATTCGCATTTCAGAGTTTGTGTCTTTGCTGACATATTATTCACCCGCGATTTCATCGAGCAATTCAGCCAGTATTGGATCAAGCTCTTTTGCTACTTTGTCTAGCTTCTGTTGTAAGGTTTGAGACATGTGAGGCCCTTCGTGTATATCGCCGTGTTGCGATAAACCCAGCATACACGATATGTACGAGATGTACAACATCTACAACATTAACGGCGTTCGGCGTGTCTAACGCTCCAGGAGGATGGTGTAGATGTGGTCTAGGCGGGCTTCCAGCCTATTGACCTGCTCCTTGAGACTATGCCCGTTCGCCTTGGGCCCTATTTCGGCCATGATCGAGCGCACTATGAACCTAACTGCTGCGTATAGTCCAGACAAGATGGCCATCACGCCTACGATGACGGCCACCCATGCCTGGAGTTCCATCTTACTTCTTGCTTACGGTTATGGCTGCATCCTTAGGATCCACGGCGCGTAGTACCGGGCCGATAAAGCCTGCTAGGAGGGCGTTAAGCAGCACTTTAGGATCCGTGATGCCTGCTAAATAAAGAGCTGCTACTGAGGCCAGTGATGCTCTGAGATACGACAAGGCCGCCGTTTTGAGTTGTGAGTTCATTTCTTGTCTCCTTGTATTTTCTTGATTAATGCCTCCGCTTTGGCGGCACTAATATTTATCTCGAAGTGCATTTCATCCTTGCGGTGCTTGTAATCGCCTCCCCAGAGGCAACCATATTTATGAGCCAGGGCCCGGATCATGGGAACCTTAAGTGGATCAAAGGTATTTGTCTGGCCTAAAGGGTGCTTAGAGGCGTTTAGATCTAGGGCCGTCCCGGATGAGTGATTGCTTAGCTTGGTGGTTTGCCCCCGGATTGGACGGTAACAATATCCCCAGTCATCAAGTGATCCAACATCCAGCGGTTCAATCAGCTCATGAAATTCAGCAGCCAAGCCAATCAGCAAGGGTGCAACCGCCTCCGCACAACGCAGCTTGATTGCCGTGCCTGGTACTGGATAAGACTTTATCCCAAGTGCAGCCTGATCCTTTGAGGCTGGCCAGCCGTTAGCACTAGTCTCCATTGATTCGAATAATCTTAGTCAAGTGTTCCACTATGAAAGCAGTAACTTTGCTTCATCGGCAGTTATGCCTAGTTTGGCTAATAATGCGGCTTTGTCTGTGTCGGCTTTAGCCTTAGCGGTAGCCTCATCTGCCAATTCAGTTTGTAATGCCTGATAGTCCGCAAACTCTAATTCGTTCATTTCGCGGGTTTCTGTCTCGCCTGTTTCAGCGTTTACGATTGTTGTTAGTGGTTTGGTCATTAGTTTACTCCGTAGATTTTAAGTGTTCCTGCGCTGAAAGAACCTGATGAGATTGCAAAAGTTAAAGAAGCGATTGCAGCTGATGAGTGAAAACCTAAATATCCACCGCCGCGCCAGCCAGCACTTACACCGCCAAAACTCACCTGCAACGGTTTCATATTTGATGAAGCATAATTGTAAATAGTGCAAGCGATTGCATTTCCGCTGGCTTGAGTATCTGGCATTAATCGAGCAGTAGCCGCATTAGCCGTGATTGTTGTGCCGTCCTGATTAACACCAGCCATTGAAGCAGAACCACCAGGAGGCGCAAAAGTAATTACTGAACCTGCCGTGCAAGAAAGACCGTCCCAAATTATGTAAAGATTTGTATAAGCAGAAGAAATAGAACTTACTGTGTAACTGCTGCCAGTTGTAGTTGAAGTAGTGCTTAATAAAGTTAAACTGCCGCTTGTTGGTGTAGCCCATTTTAAGCCAGTAGAAGCGGTACTATCCGCCACGAGTGTTTGGCCGTTTGTGCCTACTGCTAGGCGGGCTGGTGTATCGGCTGCTGTTGCAGTGATTAGATCGCCCTTAGCGTCCACAATTGCATTTTGAATTGCGTTGCTATCGTCAAAGCCAACCCAGGCCGCACCTGAATAGGTCAGTACGGCATCGGTGTCTTTAAGGTAGCAGCACTGCCCTTCTTGCGGCGAGGTTATAGCTGCATCCCGAGCTGCTGCTGAGGCAAAGACTAGAACGCCCTGCATCAAGTAGCCATTAGTGTCTGCGGCAGTTAAAACCTCCCCTGTGGTGAATGTCTTAAAGCCAAGTCCTGCTGCCATATTTCCTCCTTAGTAACTCAGCACACTGGTATCCAGTATGCCATGAAGCGTGCTATTTAGAATGAAACCATCGATTATGGGTTCAAGTGTCGTCATACGAACCCGCCATGAATTCGGTGTTATGTCCATCGACTTACCGAATACTTGTAGGGTCTTGGTCAGGGTTGTAGATCCTGGCTGGTTGGTGGTGATCGTAACTGGATCAAAGTAATCCAAATCTAGGGCTGCAATTATTCCAGCATTGTAATTAGCCGTGTATAGATCCAGGAGGATTTCGTCACATCTTACGCTTGTCTCAGCTCTTGACGCGACATAAGCCTGAGCGTAGTTAAGGGCGGTGGCGGTGTCCTGCATCAGTAAGTTTTGCTGGTTATAGGAATGCAGGAAGTACTTGGCAATACTGGCCGCATTTGACGCGCTCTGAGTAGCCAGGCCCGTAGCCGTAATATTGGCCTCGTTATACACCAGGGTGTCGTTTGTGACCCAGGTGGCGTTGAAATAATCAATCTCCGTGCCGTCATCATTAAAGACTACTGGGGGCGCAGCTACGCTTGAAGCAGTAAGGTTCCTATCCTGGAAGACGAAGGATCCGGCGGCATCCACATAGAAAGCCCCAAATTCTGTTGTCTCGATTGTCTGACACGCCGCCAGAGCGGTTCTGGCCGTGCCCGGATCTGCCTGAACTGTCGTCAAACCCGGATCTACATCCCTCATGGAATTAGGCCAAGAAATAGCATCCAGTAGATTGTTGATCCTTGCCCCAGTTAATTGCCCCGCGCTGGTTCCCGCCACGGTAGAAATCTGAGCGTTTTGAGCCAATCTAAAGGCATCAACTGCGTTAATCGTAGTGTAAACCACATCTCCCACCGCTGATTGTGGGGTGGTGGTTGTGTAAGAAGTAATGAAGCCGCTGAAGACTGGGTAGGTCACGCCGCTATAAGTTGCGGTTATCTGAACCTTTCGCATCGGTGTAAGAAGCTGATAATAAGGCCCTCCAGCGTTCATCGGATTGAAATCACCGTTCTGATCAACAATTCGCAGCGAAAGCGTGCCAGTCTGGAATTGGTCTGCCTGGGCATTTCTGCCGCGCTTAGTACTAATCGAGTCCACCACATTTGAGACATCGACGATCACTGAGGCAGAGTCAGCCAGGATGTTCGTACCCAGAATGCCCTGATCTAAAATAAATGATTGTGCGAAGCTAGGGCCAGTGCTGAAGTTAATATAAGCGTTGATCACTGGCATTGTCATGCGGGCAACGCTCCAGCGTAGGTTGTCAAGTAGCC